ACTAATGCATTAGGATTGAATCCTGGATCTGCAAAGGGTGCTGAAGCAAAGGAAGTTCCGCCAAAAAACATAATATAATCCTTATAAAGGAGACAGTGAGGTATGTGGTGGAGTCACTGTCCCCATCATAAGGTTATATCATCGCTTAAACCAAGATGGAAGTCCTAAATGTGGTCTTCTATCAAATAGATTTTCTTTTGATCCTTTGGTTTTAGTGTTGTTATAATGAAGAAATACTTGAGCACAGTCTTTACCTTTGAAGGGTTCTCTCCAATGCTCTAATATATTTCCTTTATAAACCAACATATCTCCTGGATTAAGATTTACGGATATACCTTTCATTCCTTCTTTTTCAGAAGGCTCTATGAAGATAGGCCATTTGTCTCCACCAAGATTTAGTGTTGTAGATATCTCACAAGAGAATCTATCTTTGTGACGTTTAAGTTCATCACCTGGTTTATAAATTCTTGCATAAGTATAATTAGGTGTTAGTTTTAATTTTGTAGTTTTTTCCATAACAGGTTGAAGCTTTAACATTAAAGTTTCAAAAGCTATGTTTGAATATTGAGAATAAGTATTTGGTATTTGTTCATCTTGTCCTTCATAATAACCAATCATGGTTTCAAAAGGTGAAATGTATCTTTCCTTTATACAAGTATCATATACCTGTTTTTGCATTGAGAAATAATTATAGAGAAAGATAGCTAGATCTTTTGAGATTGCTTCTTCAATGACACAAAAGTTATCTTTCTTAAAATTATACTTTTTAGACATATTATTAAAAATAGTTAAAGTTTAAGGTTAATCTAAATTTTTCATCAGTACAATTTGTACCAAAATGTGGGCTATCATTTTCAAATAAAACAATTTTATTTTCAATAGATGTTATTTTTTCATTTTTAATCATTGTATATCCATTGTTTGTATTCATATAAAATATAGCTATTTTACATTTAAATGTTTGATCTTTATGTTTTTCTTGTTCTGAAATATTATCGGTTCTTGGGTATAAATTAGCTTTAATTCTAACTAAAGATTTTACATCTAGTTTTTTTATTAAAGGATCCATTAAATAAAAAAAATCTGAGTTTATTTGATTATCAATGTAAAAAGTATGTCCTAAATGAAAATTTTCATTTTTTTGTTTTTTTACAGATTGATTTATAAAATACCAAGGAAATTTATTTGAAGACAATTCATTTTTTAAATGCAAACAATCTTTTAAATTTAAAAAATTTTCTTTTACTTTAAACATTCTTAGCCATCTCTTTTAAGATTGCTGATATACAAATATGAATAAATCTAAATGGTTTCTTACCATAATCTACTGCATATTCGTGTTCCATGTACCCTGGAAATATAATCAAGGTTCCAGGATTAGGTTTAAAGTGAACTAATTCTGTTCCATGAAAAATACCATTACCAGGTTTCATCTTTAATTTAGTTGCACGTGCACCTGTTCTTGGTTCGTGAAAAATAGGAAAAGATGTATCAGGTCCACATTTTAAAAAGTAAAATGCATTGACGTGCGTGTTCCAATGAATATGTGCTGAATGATTTCCACCACCTTTTGATGCAAATTCTTGCACCCAACTTTGTTCATAAAATGTTTGATACAAACTCATATCAAATCCTTGCCAATCTAAAAATTCCCAACACTTCTGACCAACATAATTATGAAAGTCTCTAAATTTAGAGTCAACTGTTAATGGTGTTGAGTGATGAGCAATTCCAAAATCACCAAATTTTTTAATGTGATCTTTGTTTCTTTTCTTTGCTTCCTTGATATAAGGATCGCTTGCCTTGTTTAGTGATTTAATGAATTCAGGTTTCTCCTCAATCCATATGGGTGTTTTAAAATATTCTTGTATTTGCATATTATTTAAATGGGTATCCAAGGTTCCATATGACCAATGAATATCTAGTTCCTCTTGTTACGGGTTGTACTCGATGCCAAACAAATGAAGGGAATACTACGATCGAGCCTTTAGGTAATATTTCCTTTGAGGTGATAACGTGTTTGTCTTCATCTCTCATATGAGGATCATAAGATCTTGTATCAAATTGAAGTTCACCACCACTATATTCAGAACTGTCAGTTAACTGACAAGTTACAGAAAGCTTTCTAATCATTCCTTTTTCAGGGCCTTCTTTTTCATAAGGCTTGTCCCATGAATCACAATGCCAATCATAATATTGATTATGTTTATATTTTGTAAATTGACACGATTCAGATCTTAACCAATCAAAATTCCAACCAGCATTTTTATTGGCTCTATGTACATAAGGATGTATTTCTTTATAGATCCAAGTATCATTTAGCCAAACTAAATCTGATTTTCTTTTTCTCTGCATGTTTAAAACTTGTTCTTGTGTTAATTCTTTGTCACCAAATCCACCCGTTCTTGCCATCGTTTCTTCTTTAGACAAAGCATATTTAATAACTTCATCACAAAATTTTGGAGTTAATGCAGATTTAAAAGCCCAATAATGGTTAGATATATTCATAAGTAATGGTTTGAATAAAATTTAATTGATCACTTTTATTAGGTGAGATGTAATACATTTGCGTTGCTGGAAACATAACAAAGGTATTATTGTTAATAGGTATGTCCCAAGATCTTCCTGCTCTTCTGTTATCATCAAAATGGATTCTGACAAAACAAGAATTTTTTGCAATTTTAACTCCATATAAAAATACAAAGTCAGGTGAGTTTCTTAAATCAACAGGATCAACTTGTTTTAAAGGAAGAGAAGATTGATTTGGTTTATACATATCTCCCCATGTTTTTTTATTTATCAAAGAAAAACCGTATTCTAAATTAATATGATCTCTCATATAAGTATTAAGCATGTCCCATTTTCTAGAGAATGGAAATTCCTTGTTAAATAAATTTTGAGTTAAAATATCTTGTGCAAGTTTTTCTCTATCAATATCCCAATACTTTGGCATATCAATAGTGCCGTGATACAGTGCTATTTCTGATAATACTTTCTTTTGCATACCTATGGGTATGTAATATTTTATTAAAGATAAGTCAAGTACTAGGCTAAAGAATTAGATAAATCCCAAGACTGACCATCTTCATTCCAAGCGTAAACCCATCTATGAGTTCCAGCTGTATTTTGATCTTGTTGTTCTTGAGTTAAAGCAGGTGCATCCCCAATTGGAGATTTCCAAGATGCGCTTGCATTGTGTTTGACCCATGAAGCGTAAGGTTTTTTAGGCCAGAAGATTTGATCATCTTCATCCCAAGTATAACCAATACCAGCGTAATTACCTCTGAAAGGTGTTCCACCATTTTTGTGTTGTCCACCAGATGTGTTGTAAGAAGTTTGAATCCACATTTGTGCAGGCCAGTTATTGTGCCTTTCCAAATATTGTTGACCTACTGCTTCGTCTTCAACTCCATCAGCGTTAAGCATATCTTTGTTATCAAGTGTTAATACTTGAATAACTTTTCCGTTTGCTCCTAGTTTTGCAAAATGTGCCATAATGTTTCTCCTTATATATGTTTTTTAATTTTAAATCAACTATTGATATTTATACCTTATAATTACAACTCCTGAACCACCATTTCCACTAAGATTGGTACTAGGATAATAAGCTCCTCCGCCTCCGCCACCTCTATTGGCTGCTCCACTATCTGCATCAGTAGCTGAGGCTCCTCCAGCTGTTCCTGAACCACAAGGGCTACCTGCTCCAAAAGTAACACCGTGAGATCCTTCTCCTGAGCCTCCACCACCACCAGAACGTCCTACAGGAGAACCTGCAATACTTGAAGTTGCACCAGCGCCACCTCTTCCAGCAGCTGAAGGCGATCCTGTAGCATTTACACCAGCTTCAGTAGCACCTCCACCACCACCTGTAGAGTATGGTGAATTTGGAACATAACCATTTCCTCCTGGAAATCCTTGAGAAGGAGATACAGGTGGTGTATTTCCTGTTCCACCTGCTGCAACAGCTGGGGCACAACCATAAGAACCTCCGCCTCCTGAACCACCTGGACTTAATGGTGAAAAAGCTGCTTGGCCAGAACCTGCACCACCTCCTGTTGATGTAATTGTTGAAAATACTGAATTTGAACCTCTATTACCATCATCAGAACCAGGTGTAGCAGGAACTCCTGTACCACCACCACCAACTGTAATTGGATAAGCAGTTATTGAAACAGGTAAAGCAGCAACACAAGCACCTAATGGTGATCTTGTGTAACCACCAGAAGCAGAACCAGAAGATTCTCTGTAACCACCGCCTCCGCCACCACCACCATAACGACCACCACCTGAACCTCCACCTGCAACTACTAAATAATCAACAGTAGTTCCTAGTGGTCCTGTACTTGTAACCGTAAAAGTTCCAGGTCCAGTAAATGTATGAATTTTATAATCTCCGCAAAATGTTTCTGTCCCGCCTGTTGCAACTATAAAAGGATTTTGATTATCTGAAATGTTAGAAGTTTGAACACTTGTCCATCCTGAAGTTGCATCTACATAAATAAATGTTACAGCAGAGTTAGCTTTAGTTATTAGGTAATCATTCGCAGCTCCATTAATATTAGAACTATTTCTTCCAACAGTAATTGCATTTGTTCCAGCTGTTCCATTGTAGTCTGAAACTGCTACAATATCATTTGCACTTGGTGAAGCTGGTAAAGTAACTGTAATAGCTCCTGATGTCGTATTTACAAAATAACCATTTCCTGAAACAGCTGTGAATGAAGCTGTCTTTGCTGTGGTATCCCAATCCACTGTACCTGTACGACCAAAACCTGTCTGTGTTGCACCACATGCTAATGCAATGGCTGCTCCACTTGAACCAATTGTAATATTGGAACCACATCTTGAAATAATAACATTTCCTGAAGTGTCTTTAACTGCAGCTGTTTTAAGATTAGCTCCAGTTGCTACAACAAAATCATCTCCGCTATCTCCTAATGTAACTGTTGTACATGTTTGTTTAGGACTAATTTTATTTACTTTTATTTCACTCATAATTTACCTATTGGTATTTATACCTTATTATTACTATACCAGATCCGCCTGCTCCACCTAATGATGGTCCTGAACAACCTGGATTACCACCTCCTCCTCCGCCACCACCAGTGTTAGTTGTTCCCGCTGTTCCAGCACCACCACCTGGTGAATTTCCTCCTGGGCCACCACCACCTGCTCCTCCTGCTCCACCTGTTCTACTTGTACTACCACAACAAAAAGAAGCACCTCCACCTCCACCACCTGCGTAAGTTACAGAACTTCCTGAAATACTTGTTGTTCCTCCTGCTCCACCTGCTACACCATTTCCTACACCAGCTGTAGCGGTTGTTCCAACTACTGTTCCACCTCCACCTCCACCACCTGGTGTTGTTGAACCTGCAGCAGCTGGACCTCCAGCATTTCCTTGTGGAGGATTAACTGGCGGTGTATTACCAGCTCCACCTGCTGTTCCACCACCAGCATTTTGTGCTCCACCTCCAGAACCACCATCTCCTCCAACAGATTGAGCAGGTGTGGGTCCACCTCCTCCGCCACCACCTCCACCTGTTGATGTAATTGTTGAAAAAACTGAATTTGATCCTTGACCGCCTTTTCCTGTTGGAGGAGAACCTAGTGTTCCGCCACCACCAACTGTAATTGGATAACCTTGAGCTGTCACTGGTAAAGCTGAAACACATGCTCCTAAAGGACTTCTTGTATAACAACCAGAAGCAGCACCTGAAGATTCTCTATAACCGCCAGCACCAGCTCCACCACCTCTATCATAACCACCTCCGCCACCACCTGCGACTACTAAATAATCTACCGTACTAGAACCTGCTGGATTTCCTGCACAAGAAACACTAAATGTTCCAGGACTTGTAAAGGTATGAATTTTATAATCACCACAACAAGTTATTGTACCACCTGTTGCTGTTACAAAAGCTGGTATAGTTGAGATTGTGTCTGTACCAGAATTTGTTGCTATCCAACCTTGTGTACCATCAACATACACCATTGTAAAATTTTGAAAATTTGTATAAACTACTCTATCACTAGCACTACCATCTAAATTTGATCCATTTCTACCAATTGTTAAATTATTAGTAGCAAAAGTTCCTGCATAATCTTTTACAGCAACAATATCTCCAGCCGAAGGTGTTGCAGGTAATGTCATTGTAATAGCTCCTGAAGTTGTATTAACAAAATAACCATTACCACTTACAGCAGTAAAGTTCCCTGTTTTAGCTGTTGTGTCCCAATCAACTGTCCCCGTTCTACCGAATCCTGATTGTGTTGCACCAGCTGCAAGAACGATGTTATCACCACTTGCACCGAGAGTTATTGTGTTAGCGCTTTCATTGATGATGTTAGCACCGCATTGATTTTGAATATTGTTTACTTTAATTGTACTTGCCATAATTTATCTAATTTTGATATTTATATCTTATTATTACTATACCAGAACCGCCTGTACCTCCAACTGGAGTTGTAGGACTCGGAGTGCTACCGCCACCACCGCCTCCACCGCCTCCTGTATTAGCTGTTCCTGCTCCACCTGAACCTGAACCTGCACCACCTGCACCACCGCCACCTGATCCACCAGTGCTACCAGCTCCAACACCACCTCCTCCGCCACCTGCATAAGTGACTGGTGAACCTGATATTGAATTAGCTAAACCATTACCACCTGGTTGACCATCAGTTCCTGATGCATTACTGCCAGCAGCACCAGCTCCGCCACCACCAGCTCCGCCAGTAGTAGAACATGAATTTGCTCCACCACTATTACCTTGAGGTGGACTAACAGGAGGAGTATTTCCTGCACCGCCTGTTCCTGCAGTTTGTCCTACAGCGCCTCCACCTGAACCGCCTGCTTGACCACAACCTGGAGGACCTGCGGGTACATCAAATCCACCACCACCGCCACCACCAGCTGATGTTATACTTGAAAAAATTGAATTTGAACCACTTCCTCCTATTGAAGGAGTTGCATGAGAATAATTTGCTCCAGCAGTTCCTCCTCCACCTACTGTAATAGGATAAGCTGTTACCGAAACAGATAAACCTGCGCAAACTGGACTTGGAAAATTTTGTCTATAACCACCAGCACCTGCCCCACCACCATGGCCGCCTCCACCACCACCGCCGCCAGCAATAACTAAATATTCTACTGTGCTTGATCCTGAAGGAGCACCTGCATTAGTAACCGTAAAAGTTCCTGGTCCCGTAAATGTATGAATTTTATAATCTCCGCAACAAGTTACTGTTCCACCTGTTGCAACAATATATGGATTACCTCTAACATTGGAAGTTGAATCCATTGTGTTAATCCAACCTTGTGTTGAATCTGTATATACAAAAGTAACTGATTGACCTTCAGTATTTAAAGTTACAGATGAATTTACACCACCCATTTTATCTGTGCCATTTGGAGCTACAATTACATTGTTGGTCTGCCAAGTCGCAGCATAATCAGCTAATGAAACAATATCTCCAGCAGATCCTGCTGGCAATGTAACTGTGATTGCACCAGAAGTAGTATTTACAAAATATCCGTTTCCACTAACAGCTGTAAAATTTCCTGTTTTAGCCGTTGTATCCCAATCTACAGTTCCAGTTCTACCAAAACCTGTTTGTGTAGCACCAGCTGCTAATGAAACAGTTGCACCGCATCTACCTAACGTTACTGTGTTTGCATCTATGTTAACCGTCTGACCTGCTCCACATCCAACTGTTAAAGTTGTTCCGCACTGTGGTCCTATTTGATTAACTTCTATTTTA